GCATTAGAGCATATTAGTGTAGATAACTTCCCGGCAACACAAACAGTTAATGGAACAGTCACAGTACAAGACGGTGGTGGTAGCATTACAGTAGATGGTAACGTCAATGCCACAATAACTGGTACAGTAACAACAGTACCGGCATTATCGGTTGGTGATTACTTTGGTGAACCATATGCTGTTCCTATTACTCCTGTAGTACAACTAGATGGTCGCTATGGTATCTATACCAAAGACGCCCAATCAATCACATCAGGTGGCGGCAATGCTACAACTGGTGGCGGTTGTTATCAAGTATCATCTACTTCAACAGTAGGTAGTTATGGATTAATACGTAGTAGACGTTTCAACACATACAAGCCAGGACAAAGTTTAATTGCTCGTTGGTATGGTAAGTTTGATACTCCGGCGGCAGGCACAAGTCAACGCATGGGATTAAACAACCAAGAAAATAACTATTGGTTTGGTTATGACAACACCACGTTTGGTTTCCTACATGTACACGGTGGCAGAGGAGCTATATACACAATCACCGTTAGTTCATATTCGGGCGCACAAAACGTAACAGTGACACTTAACGGTGTTGCTTATGTGATAGCAATCAGTGCAGGCTTAACTACAGGACAAGTAGCACAAGAAATCGCACAATCAGCATTTGGCGGAATGTGGTTAGCTAACCAGCGTGATAACACAGTTGAGTTGTTAAACTTTGGAACTGGGCCAACAAATGGAACATTCAGTATCAGTGGCAGTGGCACATTCAGTGGTTCAATCGCACAAGTTCAAGCAGGTGTTGCTCCAACTAACGAATGGTGGTATGCGGGAACAGACTTTACATTACCTGTGTGGTTTAATCCACAAGGGTTTAATCAGTATGAACTAAAATACAGTTGGGCCGGCGTCAGTTTCTTTATATTGAATTCAACCACTGGACAGTTTGAATTAGTGTATCAACACTTACAAACAGACGAAGATGAATTAGAGTTGATTAACCCTGCGTTCAAGATAGCAGTAGTAGCACTGAACCAAGGCGGGTCAACCCCGGTAACAGTTAAAGCAGCCAGCATGATGATGGGTCTCGAGGGCATTACTAATCGTAACAGTTACACTGGGTCAGCAACTACTACTGCTACTAGTTTAACACAAAACACACTGACTCAGATTCTTTCAATTCAAAATCCATACACATACAGTGGAACCATAAACACACGAGAATTATTACTAGATGATATTACTGTAGCAACACAATGTAATGACCCTAGTCAAGTTTATGTTTTTGTTGAACCCGTTGTTACACTAGCAACAGGTGTAGATAACTATACCACTCAGGATAGTCAAACAGTAACAGTCAGTTACACAAATGGAACTATTACACAAGGGCAATATTTTCCAGTGGTTACCTTTGTTGTGGGTAATACAGGATCGGTTACCCAATTTGACCTAAGCCAATATCGTGTAGTTGTTCCGCCTGGCTACCAAGCAACCGTCGCTATATTGTCTACTGCGGCAATACAAAAAGTCAGTTCTGGTATTGTTTGGTATAACGATTAATTACACTGAGAGTCTATAAGGAAACAGTATGAGCGAAAATGACGACACAACTTATCAAAGATTAAAACCTAAATGTATCTGCTGGTGTACCGGACACTGTGGATCAAGCTGTATGACAGACGATTGCGATTGTAATGAATGTCAATGTAGTGATTGCTTAGATAAAAATGTCACACGTGGTTATAACTGATAGCAGATTTGATCCTAATGGCTATTGGGATAAACCTATTGCAAAGTTAGTATTCCTGCCCACAGCAGAAGACGTTACACTATTTGATCAAAACGGGTACGATCTAACTGAGTTAGAAAAGCATTACGCATCTAGTAATTGTGCCGGAACCGATAGTCATCGTTGTCACAGAACAGCATTAAAGAAACCCTGGTTTATACAAGATCCGACAGCTATTGAAGGTCCGGTTCTAAACCACAGCTTACTCTTTGAACGTAAAGGTTATAATGGGCCAGCATTAGAACAATTAAAGGCCTGGTCTAAAAATTTACCATTAATACATAAACTAATAGCAATGCGTCCAAAATGGGGATTAGATTTCAGCATGGACTACGTTGATCGCGCGGGCAACGCTTTTGAAATCCTACACTGGGAATGGGACAGTTTTAACTGTGAAGAAATATGCGCAGTTAAAGAAGCAATAGAACCCAAGTTGCTGTCTATTGATTGGGGCAGTGCAGCAAAGGATTTGATTAAATACAAAGATAATTGGCACCATTTAGATTTCTTTGCTCAGAGCGATTGGAAATGTAACTATTTCGGAATCAGCAAAGAAAGATTTAAAATGGTCATATGGAATTAAAATGAAGAAACTATTATTAACACTATTGCTAACGCCGTTCTTTGCGCTAGCTAACCCAATCGACGATCAATGTCCACAATTTGCCCTGCGTGGTGCTCCTGTAAGTAAATTACAGCCTGGCACTACGCAGTATCTTTGTAAACAGAATTACGCCATTCACTATAGATACGACACAAAAACAGCAGAATACGTACTTGAACATATCACCCTCGCCAGTATTACCGGACCTGCTAAACGTAAAGACGATTTCAGGCCCGATCCCGCTATTCCAAAGCAATATCAATCACAATTGGCAGATTACGCTGGGTTTCCTTTTGACAGAGGACACCTTGCGCCAGGTGCAGATAATACGCAAACAGATGCAATAATGAGCGAAAGCTTCTTCTTGAGCAACATGGTTCCTCAAGTTCCTAACCACAATCGTGGTATTTGGAAACAACTAGAAGTAGCAGTTCGTAACTGGGTTCTAGAAGGCAAAGACATTTATGTTGTTAGTGGTACAATCTACGCAGCAGGATATCAAACAATAGGCGCAGGCAAGGTTGGTATTCCTACACATATGTGGAAAGTTATTGTTGATCGTAAGTCAGCAAAGGCTATTGCATTCCTGTTTCCTAACGCACCGTTACCTGTAGCAGACTTACCAAAGTACGCAGTTAACATAGCAACTATCGAACAATACACTGGATTAGATTTCCATCCACAGCTTCCAGCACAATTAAAGAATCTAGAAACAGATCCTGTCAATTTATCGCTGTGGAGCAGCTTAAGATAAATACCATTATGACGGCTAACAATTATCAATTATTCGCCCAGCTATGTGAAAGCATCACAGAGGCTAGTTCCTCTATGGATCTAATCAAGGGCATGCCAGGTGGCAACGCAGTTGTACAACACCTGCACAGAGAGATGGGATTGTCTCACGCTCAAGAATATAGACCCATTGAAAAGATTTCCTGGAGTGAGTTAAAAGACTCATACAAAGGCAAGTGGGTCATTATGCGCGGCACTTCGGGCATAGGCGCTATTAAAGCTGTCAGTGGCGGATACAAAGCAGTTGCTAGTAATGGCGGCGAGGTACAACGTTTTAGCAACGACAGAGGTGGTAACATCTTAGATTTCCTAAAAGGCGTTATTGGTAAAACTACCAAAATGTTTACTGGTGCTGATACTGGTGATGTTAGAACTCTTCAAAAAACAAGAGCAAGTAATAAAGACGGTGCAGGGCCAGCTCCTATGCTAGATCAACAATCATTGTTGAAAAAATTTAAACCATTATGGTTAAAGTCTATTCGTGCAGCACAAGCAGACGTTAAAGGCATGGTAGCCAACATGATCAAGAACGATGCATTTGAAAAGGCAAAGGTTAAACTTAACCTATTGTCTAGATTAGATGACGCCATTGACATGATTGAAACTGGTAACGAAGATACACCAGGTTCAGTGAATTCTGCAATTAATTCTGCAGTGACATTAGCAGCAGGACATCACTATCCAGATCAAACAGGCGACATCAATAGAGGTCGTTACGGAGACGCTGGATTAACCCCACAAAGCCGCGAAGGTATTCAACTGTTGTTGAAAGACATCTCCAATGGTGATCAAAAGAAATTAGGGACAGTGTTAGGCTTCTTTAAGAGAGCACTGATAACAGGATGAAAATTAAACACTTACTTACAGAATCAGTTGTCACTGAAGCCAATGTGGCAGCAAAGATCGGCAAGGATCCTAAAATGGCTAAAATGTTAGCCATTGCATTCCGTCACGATAATACATTACCTAAAAGAACTATTGCTAAATTGGGTCCAAGACCTAGCGATACTGATGTTATCAACGCTTGGAGTGAGTTATTAGATTCTACATTACGTGGTAATAACTACGGTGACTTATCGGCAGACGGTAAGTTCGACGAATGGTTAACACGTTTATACATTAATGGTCAAGCAGACTACGAAGATATTAACGGTGAAGGTGGTGATGCATTAGGTGCTTGGAAAGCTCTAAGCATTCGTGGTAAGTTGCGTCAGGAAGATCAGGACTTTAACAAGTTCAAGAGTATTAAGCAACTACAACGCATTCGTAACGATCGCCAGTATAGAGATGAACTTTCTCGTATTAAGGATCAGGAACACATCAACAAAATGAAGCGTGAAGCTAAAGAAGTTGTTATTCTTGACAACGATCGCTTCCGTGCTATTGTTCCGTTAAACTACGGTAGTTGCTATTCAACAGACAAAGGCGGCGGTTACATCCCTAACTTCTGTACAGGTTCTAGTAGTGGAGCATCCTGGTTTAGTCGTTATGCACCAGATGGTATTATTGTTAACATTGTTGACAAGAGCAACATTGACGATGTAGATGGCAAGTGGCAATTCCACGCAGCAACAAATCAAATTGTTCGCGGTGACCAGGAACGTAGACACGACATCTCCCACAATGACGGACGTTTTGCTGAATTATTTCCCGGGTTAATGAAAGAGATCATTGCTGGATTAAAATCACACGCTGAAGAAATTAAAGCAGCTTCGACTGAGCTCACCCCAGGCGGATATGATATAGGTCACGAGATCGAATTAATCAAATCTAAGTATCCTAAGTCTGTAGCATCTGGCGAGAAAGAAGAAGAGCCAAATCCAGAAACAGAAAACGATCCAGATATTCCAGCAGCAGATGCTGAGCCAGAACACCAGGATAACAACGAACCAGAAGACAACGGCCCAGGTGATGAAAATCCTAACGACCAACCAGGCACTTGGAGAGTTGTTCAAACTGCTAGCGGACGTAGTGCTAATATTCAAGGTGACAACCTAGCACACGTACAACAGAGAGTATTGCAACGTTACCCAGATAGTTCTATCGAAGACTATACCTGGGAACGTGTATAAGATCACACTACCTTAGGAACGCTTTGCGTTACAAGTGTGGCCCGGCTGCTGGGCAGAGGATTATAGGAGTCGTGCCCTGGAATGATCCTCTAAGTGAGCATTATCCTTTCGTGATAATACTGTAGATTTCCTTCCAATCCTTGACTACTGGATAATTGCATAAGTGATGCATATTATGTCCGTGTTCGACAAGAATACTTCTAAGCCCTAATCCATAACCTACATCGGCATTTTCCGGCTTATCTTCAATCCAAAACATTTCACTGTCTTTGTAAGGTGCAAGTGCTTGATCTTTATCAGCGCCGGTATCTAAACAAATTACACTTTCGATAGCGTTACCAAAGATCTTACGCAAATTCATTTCGCGCAATTTCTGTGCATTCTTGTCTAGGCTAAGACTAGTAATAACTCTAAATTGATAACCTTGTTCTTCGTGTAGTTTTTTAACATAGTGAACACTGTCTCGCAGGGCAGGAAGAAAGCCAATAGCAGCAGATTCGTTAAAAATCTTTACCTGTTTTTTGGCTTCCGGTTGTGTAAGTTCATTGTAGTGATGATGTAGATAATAACTTTTCTTGTTATCGTCTGTTAGTGTGTATCCGCGCTCTAGCATCCAAACTCGGAATGCCCACTCCCAGTCCAAAAGTACGCCATCGGCATCGGTTAAAATAAGTTTATTTTTCATACTAACATTATAGCATATGCAAAGAAAAAGTCAAATAAATACATAATGAACACAATAATCGCAACGTTGGTAATGACGCACATTACTATAGTCTGTGTTACCCTGTACTTACACAGAGGACAGACACATAAAGGAATTGAGTTTCATCCAATTTTAAGTCACTTTATGAGATTCTGGTTATGGCTAACAACCGGACAAGTGACCAAGCAATGGGTAGCTATACATCGCAAGCATCACAAAGATACAGATGTAGAAGGAGATCCTCATAGCCCTGTAATATACGGAATACGCAAAGTTCTATTTGGTGGTGCCTTTTTGTATCACGAAGCCAGCAAAGATACAAAAATGATAGAAGCATACGGTGTTGGAACACCCGATGACTGGATAGAACAAAAACTTTATACCCCGCACAGCCGCATCGGGATTCTACTGATGCTGGTCATAGACCTTGTTCTTTTTGGCCCGGTGGGCTTAGTAGTGTGGGGTATTCAAATGATATGGATTCCTCTATGGGCAGCAGGAGTAGTAAATGGAATCGGACACTGGGCAGGATATCGTAATGGTAGCACGAAAGATAATAGTCGTAATATCAGTCCTATTGGTATTATTATTGGTGGCGAGGAACTTCACAATAATCACCACTTAGATCCAGCAAACCCAAGACTAAGCAAACGTTGGTTTGAATTTGACATTGGCTGGTTGTGGCTCAGCTTGTTTAGGCTGTTGAGATTAGCTAAACTTAGATAACAAAAAAGGACTCCAAGGAGTCCTTTTTCTATAGTACATAATATTATCGCTATGCGATGATAAACTTTATAAAATAATATTTACTTCTTTGCACCAGCATTGACAAATGCGTACATCTTTTCAGCAGCTTCAAGTACTTTGTCCATTCCTGGGTACTCTGGCATACCAACTGTAGTAACAAGTTGTCCAGTCTTTTCATCTTTTGCAGCAGTCATTTGCCAACCAGCGAATTTAACTTGGAATTCGTTGTTGATCTGATCTTTTGCCATTGCTAGGATGTCAGTGCGGATTTCGTATCCGTTCTTGTTGAATTTAACTTCTGGTGTTTTCATATCTGTTAGGGTATTCATGTTAATTTTTCCTGTGTGTGTTTAAGTTGTTTACTTTGTATAAGCTGGAACAAAGCTCTTGAAGTTTTCGTTAAAGTTCTTAACAAATGCTTCAGCGATAGCTAGTGAGCTCTTAACCTGACCCTTAGCGAATTCAGTTTGAGCGTCAACAAGTTTGATTAGTTCTGCTTGGAATTTCTTGTCAGCAACGAATGTGTTGACAATTTGCTTTTTGCTATTCTGGATAGCGTCGATAACTGCGTCATGTGTAAACATATTTTTCTCCTTGTGTGTGTATGTTTAAATCAACTACTTTTGTTTCGCTGATGTACTATTATATATCATAACTTTGTAAATTGCAACGGAAATGTGATTGTTTTGACAAATTTCCTTTGCATTTTGCCCAAGTGGTCGATTCTAGCTAGGTTACTATCAACAACTTCATTCATTACACTAACGACGTTAGCGTCTGGAATGTTGATGTCAGCTAGTACTTCGCCGTGATCGTTCACTAGAACTCCGTGTTTGCTGGCTAACTTACGAACAGCAGTGTTAGTAGCCAAGCAGGTCATTTTACCCTGGTGTATATTGCGGTTCTGACACCACTCGATACAACGCTTCATTAAACTAGAACCCATGCCTTTGCCCTGATGTTCCTTGATTACGCTAAAAGCCAGTTCCATTGCATCTCCTTCGAGCGCAATGTGTCCAACTCCTACAACGTCCAGGTTTTCATCTTCAATGACAAATAGCTTATGGTTTTTAGGATTAGCTTCGAAGTCATCACATAACTTGTTTAGTACCTCGTCACTAATATTAAATGCAAAACGGTTATATCGACTAGCTTCGTCGAGTGCTAACAAATGCTTTCGATATCTACCGTAATCGTGTGGTTGCAAACGATAGACTATGTGCATATCAATACCAGGCGTTACACTTGTGTTTTTTGTGGAATTCGTACTTCATTTCGCCGTAGGCTACTAGAAAATCCCAAATAGCGCGAGAGATTTTAGCTAACATAAAAACCTCCGCGATTTGCCTGGTCAAATTCACGAGCCAGGCGCTCTACATCACATACATCTCTTGGATTGTGTGCTACAATATATTGTTCTAGTTCAGACCCATATGTTTGTGGTTTTTGAAAATCGGATAACATTTTTTGAATGTATCCTATCATTGGTGTTAATAACATTGTTATTCCTTTGTGTGTCTGTAAAAACTTATGGTTTCTACTGAGTGTATTTAGCATTATATGCTGCAATGCAACAAAGATCAAGCTCTTGCGTTACCAACAACCTTTGCTGTACAATAAGTTTTAAAATGAGTTAAATACAATAATAATTTGGACTTACGATGAAATTACGCACAAGATCGATCCTACAAGAATTAAATGAAATCGCAGAGGTACGCAATACTGATTCGTTAATCGAAAGCAGGGCAACCAATATCATTAATTCTGCAATCAATTTGCTAGAAAGCATCCATAAAAACTATGATGCAGAGCAAGCAGACGAGCTTGAGCGCAGACTAATCAATGCTATCAAGGGCCAGGACCCTAGTAAATTTACACGTGGCGTTCGTAAAATTGCTGAATCTCGTAGAACCAAAAAGAAACTAGATGAGTCAGCAGAATGAGCGGTAATGTTTTTAAAGATGACGCAGGATCTATACTAACAGTAGACATTGAAAAGAAAGACGTACTGCCCACAGTACAATGGTTAGAAAAGATCACCGGCCTAGAGCTAACAGATCACTTGTTAGGCACCACAGGTAAATCTGCTAAAAGCGGAGACCTGGACATTGCCATCGACGCAAACAAAGTAGACAAGAAAGAATTCAGTCAAAAACTAGCAGACTATATTACTAAGCAGGGCGGAGACCCTAGCGAATGGGTTAAGAAGTCTGGAATTAGCGTACATTTTAAAGTACCAATCAAAGGCGACGAATCCAACGGTTATGTACAAGCTGATTTTATGTTCGGTGAGCCTCAATGGCTAAAGTGGAGCATGACCGGTGGCAAAGAGGGCAGCAATTTAAAGGGTAGACATAGACACATTATTCTAGCCAGTATTGCTAAGTCCAAGGGAATGAAGTGGAGTTTCCAGAACGGTTTAATGAATCGTGAAACAAACGAAACTATTACTAAAGATCCCCGAGAAATTGCTAAAAAATTATTAGGACTTTCTGCAACAGAAAAGAACCTAGAAGACCCAGAAGCAATCATAGACTATATTATTAAGTTACCTAACTATGAAGAACTAGTTAGCGATGCTAGAGAAACATTGGGCAAGGAAGGAGTTGAATTGCCAACTGCAAATCAACTAGAAAGTTTCCAACCGGGATCACGTGCTTGGTTCCGTAAAATGATTGAAGTGGTAAAATGAGAGCATGGGAGTTGCTTCTAGAAACCGCACCTGCTCTTAAAAAAGCAGGCCGCGAGTTTAACCACTTAGAAGATTACGTATTTGCAGAGCATAACGGTGCTGTTAAAGCTGTTCAGTTGTTGCGCGGCATCGAACAAGATGCTACAGAAGTTGCACACAAGTGGGACGGTAGCCCTACTGTATATTGGGGTCGCGACGAAGACGGCACATTCCGAATGGTTGGTAAGAACAACTGGGGTCGTGAAGAAGGCAAGAGTTCCAGCCCAGAAGAACTAGAGCAGTTCATCCTTAGCCGCGGCAAAGGCGAAGATTGGCGTCCTAAGTTTGCTGCTGATATGCGTGATATGTGGCAGTACTTTGAAGCAGCTACTCCTGCAGATTTCCGTGGATATATTTACGGTGACATATTGTTTCATCCTGGTAAGCCTTACACAGGAGCAGACGGACGCATAGAGTTTACACCAAACCAAACAACATATAGCGTACTAGGCAACAGTAATTCCGGACGTAAAATTGCCGGAAGAAAAGTAGCAGTTGCCGCACACAAGAAAGTAGATTACTTTGGTGACAAGGGCGGAGAAAATATCTCTGATGTTGACTTCCTCAACACTAAGGATCTTGCAGTGTTCGGACAAACATATGTTAACCATCAGCCAGCAGTAAATGCTGACAACTTAGACGAAATCGAAACAATGTCTAACAAGTGGGCACAGACTATTGATAAGTTTTTAACTCCTACTGCCGGCATGGGATATGTGTCGGATACTATCTATGCGTTTGTTAATACTAAGAGCAAAGCCAAACAACTCAACGATATTAACACAGCAGCGTTCTTTGACTGGCTAGCAGCAAGTCCAGCAAAGTTAAAGAAAATACAAGAACACAATAACAAGTATGAAGGTATCCTAAATACCATTTTTGATTTAGTTCTAAAACTAATGGCAGCTAAGAACGAAATCATCCAGGAATTAGATGCTGCCGAGGGCGACATTGTTGCTCACACAAACGGTGAAAAGGGCGGCGAAGGCTACGTTTATCGAGGATCTAAGCTAGTTCCTAGACATCGTTGGACCCCATTTCGAGCCGATTAACAGGCCAAAACCGCCGTTTTTTCCTTTCCAATATAAATAATAATGCCAGTCCCGGAGCGGGACTATTGATTAAGGAGAAAATATCATGGCAGTTCCATATAACACACCAGCCGGCGTAACCGGCAATTTTGACAACAACTACAACAAGTTTGCAATCAGCCAATCTGACGTAGGTCGCGAGTTAGTCGTTAAGTTTTCAGCAACAAACATGACAAACGCACAAGTTCTTGACTGGGTTCGTTACCTAACAACCAGCCACGGCGCAAGCGGTTCTGGCGACAGCGCATTTACAGTAGCAGCTATCGGTACAGCCGACGGTTCAGCTTTTGTAAGCGGTACAACTGACATCATCTACATGAGACTACAAGGTACAGGTAGCTTCACAGATGCTACAGTTGAAGCCCTATCTGGCACACCAACAGTAGACATTATCGCTGTGTTTACACCAGCACTATAATTTCCAAAGGGATGGGAAGCAATTAAGGACCTTCGGGTCCTTTTTTGTTGGCTGATGTTTTTAAGACGTAAATAGTAGCAGATTATGGAACGCTACAAAATTACCACATTGGTTGACATTACCAGGACCAACTGTCCCCGTAACGAAACTGACGCTCTTAAACTAGGCCAACAGGCAAACTTCAACAGCATTATTCAAGCCGTTGGAATGAGAAGTAATGCCGAATGGGATAGAGACCCAGAGATGCATACTGGACGTTTACCAGATGATATTGATGGCAAAGCCAATCATTGGGTATGGGAGTTTACTGTTGAACGAGATTATGTTTTTCTCAAAGGTAATGATCCTGCCGGCTTACTCATCGATGACCTACACGGAGTTCCTATAGTTCCTGATTTGAAAAACAATGTTGAATTAACACCTAGTGTTTTTCAAACCAAAGGCAACAACATTAATACCTGGGTTAAAATAATGTCACAACATAATTTGAGCTAATTTCGGCTTAAATAAAAATATGACAAATGAATTTAACAACTTTAGAAATAAGGCATTACGCGAAATTAGAATTTGGGCTTGGATAGCAGCAGTGCTACCAATTACATCTCTTGCAGGCATTTTTTTTATATGGACATTTGGAACTAACTCAGTTTTTAATGTTGCAATGGTAGTAGGCGAAACAACAATGTTTAGTGTTGCCGTAATATGGTGGTGGTGGGCTATATACGTTATCAACAAACTGGTTAGGCAATGGGATATGACTAGAGGACGAGTCGGAGAAGTACTTTTAGAAGTCAGGGAAATCAAGGACATAGTCAAGGACGTGATTCCGCCAATCTCGGATAAATAACATATCAAAGGCACAATTTAGGCATAACATAAACCAATATATACCACTTGGAGAAATGACTATGGCCACCGTGCCCACAACGAACTTAGAAAAAGAAAGCCTGGAAGCTCACGTAGATTTGTGCGCTCTCCGTTATGGACAATTAGATAGTCGTCTAACAGCGTTAGAAACAAAAGTAGACGAAGTACATACAGATATTGTCGAAGGGCAAAAGAGTCTTACCAAAGTAATAATCGGAACCGCCGGAACCGTCATTGCTGGCATTATGTCGTTGGTGATTACAATCTTAATGAAGATGAACTAATTAACAACGTACTTAAATAAAGGACCGTAGGTCCTTTTTTTATGACTAAAGTTTCCCAACGCTTAGACAGTATTGTCAAAAGCGAACTATCCAAAAATATCATTCCTGTAAAAACAGCAGAGGGTATTCTTGTGGGTAACGTTTTGATCGTAAATGACAAAAACATTAAACACTTGCGGATTGATGATGTGTTTGTGTATACTAACATTAGTCTTAATGCTACAGCTATTTTGCTGGCAAACCTATTAGCTAGGAATATAAGAACTGTTAGAATGGACGAAATATGGAGAGCGGATCAGGAATACGGTAAATGGTTTGTTGATAGCCAAATGCTACGTTCGCAGTACCAAAGATCGTTAAATAACCAGGATTTCGATCGTGCAGACATGCAATGGGCGCGGTATTGTGAAAGCCGTGATC